AACCTGTGACTGCATATCCTCGTGCATCAAAGTAGTACCAAGAGCCGTTGATAAACGCCCACTGGCTGTAATAGTAAGCACTTGGACTAGTCGCATACCACCAGCCAGTCGCATTCTTAACCCAGTGTGGCTCGAACTTGGACTCACCCTGTGCAAGCTGCTCCCACTCTGCGTAAGTCAGCTTTGCGACATCGAGGTCAACGGTACCGCCTGCGCTTGAATACTGCCAGATGGTCCAGTCAGACCATGCACCAGTGTTGTAGATCATGGCAGGCAATTCCCACGAGAATCTATTGTCCGGGTATCCTGCAATCCACAGACGAGATACATCAGCACAAGACGCTACCTGCGAGCGTCCAGCAGGGTACGTGTATACAACTGGGTAAATGCCAGTTTTTGCATATACACGGTCAACGAATTGCCTTGCCCAAACTGTAGAGCCCCACGCGTCATTGTCACCGTTCTCCCAGTCAAGGCACAAGAGAGCCTTGCCAATGTAGCTGGATACGCAAGCAACAAATGCGTCAGCTTCTGCCACAGGTGAGCCACCTTCAGCGTAGTGGTAGACACCAATAAGCTTACCGTCAGCAAGCGCACGCTGAAGCTGCGCAGTCATGTAGCGGTTCATTGGCTGGGTGCCCTGCGTAGCCTTAGCAATCACGAAGTCAGAGCCACTGTATGCAGTCTCGACATTTGGGTGCGAGTATGTCGCACCCAATGCCTGATAACCGCTAACGTCAATGCCCCTAAGCATTGTTTACCTCTTCCTTTGGCTCTTCTGCTGGCTTTGTGTTAATTGGTTCAGCGTTTCCTGTCATGTAGCTTGCAGGACGCTCAGAAGGCTGTACGTAGGTCATTGCACGTACAGAATCGCTTAGTCCCTTAGTGGTTGGGTCAACCGTGACGCCGATAGCACCAAGGACCGCTACAACCACAGTACCAATGAGATAAGGGTTGCTGATGAACTTAACAAACACATCAGCCAAGCTGCCCCAAGTGGTGAGGTCAGAGTATGCCAGTCCAAGATATGCAAGGATTGGACTCATGACGATACCAGCCATACCCATCCACCATGCGGGATTGTGAAGACGTACTTTCCAGTTAATCATTTGTTGCTCCTTTACTTCTCTAGCTTAGTAATGCGTGAGTCTAGGTTTCTCACGTCGGTTTTGACCTCTGCGAGGTCGGTTGCTGCTTTTTTTGAAACCTCATCCGCCCTTCGCGCTACGATACCAACCACCGAAAGCTCAGCTGTGTGCTGGGTCAGTGTTGCAGTCAAGTCAGAGAGAGACTGTTGATACTTGCCAAGCTGCTCGTTCATGACTTGCTGGCGTGTCTCTAAGCGGGTGAGGGTGTTAGTGATGGTGTTCTTCCATGCGTCTTCTTTCTCTTTGTCTTCTCGACTAGCACGCTGCCAGTTTGAGAAGGCAACAAGACCGCCCAGGAACGCACCTGCGATGGAGACGAAGAAGGAAACCATTTCAGCTGTAATATTCATGACTCCCTCCTAGTGACTTACCGTAAATGTGAGGGATCCATAACGCCATGCGTTAGAGACTTTTCCGCCTTGGTCTTGAAGGTAAATATTGCCGTCAGGTCTCACTGAGATAGCAGTAATAACGTCAGCGTGTCCAGGGCAAATACCTGAGTCATAGACGATTGACTCATTGCCGTCTGTGGCTGAGCCATACTTTTCATGATCTACTAGAGGTGGTCTTGAGCCTTCTGGAAGAGTGAAGGGGCATCTAACCGCGTCATAAGCAGTGTTATTTGCGAGCCAGCCACGAACCTTAATGGTCACAGAATCACCAGTGCGGTAGATGTGCCAGAAGTTGTTGTAGCTGCCTTGTGGTTGCAGGTAGATTACGTCAAAGTCAGTGTCAGACTGCTTCTTGTCGTCTCCAAGAACGTTGATAGTAGGCAGCAAAGATACGGGCTCACCAACGGTGATGCCATTGATTGGCAGTCTGTAAAGGGGCATACAAGCTGTGGTAGAGCCGGAGAGAATGTCACCCTTAACGTAGGTTGGGTCTACCGGATTACCTTGATTTGTTGGAGTGCCCTGGATAACCTCACAGGTAAACTTCTCTACACCGCCAACCTGCTTAGAATACTTCAGTACAACTAAGTCATTGCGCTTATAACCCGCACGACCGTTGGCAACATTAAGTTCAAAAGGCTCCTCATTTGTCACCATGCGAGCGTCAAAGAGCACGTCACCTGTGTCAATGCGCACTCTGTTAGCAGTCTGCATAGCAGCCTTGATTTGGTTTTGTGTCTGCAGAATGCCACGCACAGAGCCAGCTACACCAGCAATTAACCTGCCAATCTGAGGTGCTGTAATGTGGTCCTTGCCCTGGAATGAAATAACGCCATCAAAAGCCATTTAACCCTCCTTCACCATAAATTGTGCAAACTCTTCATCACGCTTACGTGCGAGCTCACGATACTTTGCAGCACAGTCAGGGCAGAGAAGATAACTCTGCTGCACGCCGTCTGCTGATACTCTGCTTATGCTCTTCCATTGCGATGTTGCAAAGTCACTTTCAAGTAGAAAGGCTTCTTTCTTGCACCTGTCGCATTGAAAGCGTGCAAAGCCACTTGTTTTTGCCATTAAGCTGTCCTTTCCCATTTAAAGCAGCCAAGAGAAGGTAGTTGTTGCCATCTACCTCCGTAGTTTGATTGGGGGTTAACAAATGAAGTTGTTTCAATGACAGAACCAACAGGGAAAGATGGTGTGGTTGCACCGCCTTGAGTTGCTCCCTGGACGTTGATAGTCACGTCACTAGATCCATCAAATGAAGCTGTACCACTCACAGAACCAACCAGCTTGATAGTACGTGGCTGTGAGAGCTTCTTAGCAGCGTTAGCGTCACCACCTGGAGTAGATGCGCCAGCGTATGGGTGGGTGTGGCTTGCAGGAGCTGCGCCAACTTCTTGTGCTGTATATGTTGGCTTCGCGGGAAGCTTTACAGTGTGCGTACGGGCGTCTGTGACGTGTCCTAAAGCGTCAACATTCACAGTTGCGCCTAATTGGACTGTGTCACCCCAAGAAGCGTTTACATCGCTCTCAGAGCCGTATGTGCCAGCAGTCACGCTAGAAGGCTCATGAGAGAGTGCGACTGCGCCACCTGTGCGCTGAGCCTTGAGAGGTGTTGTTGCTGTGACTTCTGCCACCTTAGAGTCAACCTGCAGTGTGGCTCTGCCAATTTCACTGGCTGAGTCCGTTGCAACTTTGCGGGCTTCATTTACCTTGTTCTCGAGACTCTTAAAGTCTGCTCTTGATACCTCTGCTGAGATAGTGCGCCCAGCAATAGAGATACCCGTGCCGGCTGTGTATGAGCTTGATACTGCGCCTGAGCCTGTAGAAGAACCACGCTCAGCGGTACCAGATGAAGAAGTGTTGCTGGCAGTACCGCCGACCTTATAGCTAATGCTCACTTGGGTATCTGTGACAATAATGACTTTGGTGCCAACCGTTGCAGTGACGTGTAAGCCGGTTACAGGATCTATGCCAGGGACAATATCACCAATTCCGAACTCTTCATCATCATCAAGCGTGACGTTAATTGAGTCAGCTGCTTGGTACTCTTTGAGCTTCTTAGGACCGTCTTTCTCGAGCTCTTCACGACTTGCATTGGTGTAGTTGTAGGTTGTGGTGCGCTCGTCAATGCCAAAAAGCGTCTGCGTAGTGGAGATATTGCCACGTACGTCTGCGTAGAAGTGCATGACAATACGGTTTTTAAGTTCACCAGAGCCAAGGCAAATAAGATGGTTGTAAGGTCTTACAACGCTCTTAATAGTCACGTCAGAATGCTCTGCGTCAGCTCCGTCAGTCCAGTCTGTAATAGGCTTCACCGAGAGCACAATCATCCGCTCAATAGAGTCATATTCAATATTGAGACGTGAAGAAGAATCAGCAAGCATCTTTCTGATGCCCGTCCAAGCGTCACAATACCTATCAAAGGTGTATTTAACGGTAATGCCAGAAGTCTCTTCTGATACTTTGAACTGGCTAGCAAGTCCAAGACGCTGAACAAGCTGCTTTAGAACCCCGTGAGCTTCTCCACGCACACTGAGATAGTCTTCACCACTTGGTGGCTCAAGGACCTTATCTCTGATGATTCCTTGCCATGATCTACCAATGTAGGTGATTGTGTTGTTGCCTGAGTTAGACTCGCGTGCGTCAACTACACCGCCCCATTCAGTACCTTCAACATAGACGTATGCGCCATCATCAAGACGCTGCTCAGAGTCAATGTCGAGCGTGAGCTCAAAGTCATTGCCTGTGTCTCCATATTCCAGGTCAAGGCGTGCTCCTTTGNNNNTGCGTCTGTGTAGCTAATGTCTGACATTATGCGCTCACCTCACTAGGTGCGCTCTGAGCAGATACTGCCCTTGGTGTGCGAGTCTCACCCTGTGGTTGCTCTTTCTCGTATGGAGGTGTAGAGCGTGTCTCATAGAGTGTGAGGTCAAAGTCGAACGTGTTATCCCATGTGATGTCATCAGTTCCGGGCTGGATTTGCTCAAAGAGGTATGAGCCAGAGCCGTGAGCTCCGCGCTCTCTGAACTTATAAACGTTCTCACGGGTGCCGTTGTCCTGGACTACAACAGCTGTCTTGCTCTGAGAGTCAACCTCAAGATATGCACCAGCTGCAATAGTGGTGTTTACCTTGTGCAGGTTCTCACCAATTCTGATGTATGGGTTGGTCGCAGGACCATAGACACGCCAGAGCCAAGGAGAAGCACTCTTAGAAGGATTAGTGAATGACTTAGCGGGCTTTCCCTGAACAAGGTCAAAGGGGAAGTCCCTTGGGAAGTCAGGCTTAACGCCAGCAACAGCACCGGCTGTCTCATGCTCAAAGTAGAGCGTAGTTGCTTTGAACCACGTAGGGTCTTCAACAAGAAGCGTTAATACGAACTCTGCAAACTTGTCAGAGAGCCAGTAATTGGTTGGCGCACCTCCGATGATGTAGCAGCGAATGCCCCAAGAGCCTACTGTGAGCGTTCCTGGGGTGCGATTTAAGATGTCCTTCTCACCAAGCTCAATAATCTTGTTGCGAAGCTCTAAGCCTTCTTCATCACTTTCAGCAGCAATACCAACAGGAAACTTGATTGTTTTTGGCTTATGGTCACGCCTTCTGAATGACGTAATTCTGCTGGAGTTCTTACCGGATGTGTACGACCACATCCAGTCTCTGAGTTCGTGTTCCATGTAGTGGAGGGACTTGTCAGCCCCTCCAAACTCCATGTACTTACTTCCGTCAGAGGTTGTGTATCTAATGTCTGTGCGCATTATGCGCTCACCTCTCTTACCATTCGACCAAACTCGCGATTGTTCACGTCAACTCTTACGGGCTTGCCATATGCATCCTCAATGCGCTTAGTCATGACATCCATCTGTGCTGAGAGATCTGCAATGGCTTGGTTGGTATCTGCATAGATGCCATTAGCCACAAGTGACGCAGTCATATCCATTTGCTTGTTGATTGGAACATTGAGCGCATAGCCATCTACGCCACTCTGAGCAGCTTCTGCGAGGTCTTGCGCTGCCTTATAAACGTCTCGCTTACCGCCCGCAATACCAACAACAAAGCCGTCTACTGTGTAGCCACCAAGACCAGCCATGACGCGTGAAGGTGAATGGATACCAAGGAGTGCTTTTACTGCGCCAACAACGCCGTTAAAGACTCCACAGACTTGGTCTACTACCCAACCAGCAAGACCAGAAACGCCGTTTACAAAGCCTTGGATGAACGCTCGTCCTGCGCTGCCAAGGTCAAAGCTTGTGATGGCATTCTTGGCTTGATTGAGTAGGTTTCCAATCGCTCCAAGCAAGCTGCCAATAATCTGGGGGACTGCTGAGACAATGGCAGTAAAAAGCGTTACTGCTGCACCAAGGAGCATTCCAATAAACGTTGGAAGGTTAGAGACAACGGTGCCAATGAGGTTGCCAACGTTACCAATGAGTCCTGGAAGAATGACAGGGATAGCGTTCACGATTGCCACAAAGAGGTCCACTGCAGCCTGAAGGAGTGTCCCAACAAAGCCAGGAAGTCCTGAGATGAATACATCAATAATTTGTGGTAGTGCTGCTGCCAGTGCTGGGATGATTGCCACAACGCCGTCAACAAGTCCCATAAATAGACCCTGTGCTGCTTCAAAGAGAGCCGGAGCATTAGCAACAAAGCCGTCTACTAGACCTTGCAGGATCTGTGGAGCTGCTTCAGCAAGCTGTCCTGCAACCTCAGTAAGTGCTTGCAGGATGAAGGTAAACGCCTGCATTGCTCCAGCCATAAGGGAAGGCGCAGAAGCCACGAGAATGTCGCAGATTGCGCCGGCTGCAGCTCCGACCGCTTCCAGTAGTCCTGGAGCAATCTGCTGCCAAGCTGCACCCATCTGAGAAAAGAGGACCTCAAAGGCGTGTGCCAGCGTAGGACCTGCAGAAGCAAGACCAGAAGCCACTTGTGGAAGAACTGAGCTAATTTGAGAAGCAAGTCCAGGGATGGCATCAGCAATACCCACGATATTGCTTGCGAGGTTTGAAGCTACCTGAGTAATATCTCCGCCCATAGCAACAAAGGCTGTGCCAGCTACTGCTGCAGCGATTGAAAGCACGCCAAGCACCACAGTTGCGCTTCCAAAGCCAGAAGCAAGGTTTGCAACCACGCCCATAGCCGGCTGTACTGCTCCTAGAAGCTTAGGTCCTAAGCTTGTGAGTGCAGGTCCTAAAACGCCCGCAATGGCACTACCAACGCCACCAAGCTTGGTAGCAATAGGAGCAGCAAAGGCAGAGATTGCACTCCCAGCCTTAGAGAGAGCGGAAGTGACAGGGCTCATGAACTGAGCCACATTACCGCCAACAGTTGCAAGTACGCCCTGTGCGTTTCTCGCAATAGAGGTAAGGTGCAGTGTTGCGGTTGCTGCCATACTCTTGAATGTGGTCTGTGCAACAGAAACAATGGATACCAGCTTTGTCTTAATAGGGTTATTAAGACCGCTAAAAGCCTTTACGAGCTTGTCTCTAAACTCCCAAGCGTAAAGAATTGCCGTCTCCAGCTTGTCCTGGACAGCTGCAGAGATTGCGCCAAAGAAGGACTTAAAGCCTGTGCTTAGACCTGCAACGGTAGAGAGTGTGCCAGGGACCATTCCCTTGATAACAGATAGACCATTTGCAACAGTGCCGGAAGCCTTAGAGAACGCCCCGAGCATCTTGCCAGCTGTCTCCATTGACTTGCCAATGACAAGAAGCGCAGGACCTGTACCTGCAAGCATGCCAATAGACTTTGCAATGGTTTGAATGTCAGAAGCTGACATCTGATTGATTGCGTTAGCTGCGTTGGTTGCCATGCCAGCGAGAGCTTCCATACCACGCTCAAAAAGTGGCATAAGAGACTCAACAAGCTTCTGAATTGGGTCTGCAAGCTTAGAGAGCGCATCTGTCATCTTCTTGTAGCCATCAGTCTGATACATCTTCATGATGGTTGCGGTTGCTGCGTCAGCGAGGTTTGAGAGCACGCCAGTAAGCGTCCTGGACTGCTTAATCATCAGTCCGCCAAAGTCACCCTGCATACCAGCTCTGATTGCAGCGATTGCTACATCAGCGCTGACTGCTTTCTTGGTGACCATCTCCATTGCGCCAGCAACGTCTGTGTGCAATGCCTTTGCGAGGTAGTCCCATGCAGGAATACCAACCTCAGTAAGCTGCATCATCTCTTGCGAAGCTGCAACGCCTTTGCCATGCATCTGACCAAGTGCGCGGGTAATAGCGTCAATGCTTTGCTGACCTGCGCCCAGTGCAGCAGTTGCATTACCAACATCTGTAAGCATGGGGATGACATCATCAGCTGCAAAGCCATAAGCGAGCATCTGCTGAGTTGCCTTGTTGAGACCTGCCATCTCAAATGGCGTAGTCTTAGCAAACTCGACTAGATCAGCAATCATCTTCTTGGCACGCTCAGGACCAAGCATGGTGTTAAAAGCAATGTCTACTTGCTCAGCGTTTGCTGCGGTCTGACTTGCCCACCTAGCAGCCTTAACGCCTGCAATGGCAAGGGGAGCGGTAATTGCAGCGGTAAGCACCGTGCCTGCTTTAGAAAAGCCACTGCCAAGGCTTGAGATTGCCTTAGAAGTCGTATCAGTTAGCTTGGAAACCTCGCTGGCGAACTTGGAAGAGTCACCAAGAATTTCAATGACTACTTTTCCATCTGCCAAATTGACCTCCTAGAAGTTAGAAGTTACGGAGTGCCATCTCCCGTAATTCATCTTCTGTTGGAGGTAACGCCCAAGCTTGCGCACGCCTAGCATGAGCACGCTCTTCTTCCTTTGTGGTGTCTCCTTCAAGCGGGCTTCTTGCAGCCACCGCTTGTCCTGTGAGCGTGTCTGGAGTGGCAAGCAATGCCAGATATAAGTTGATGAAGGTATACCAGTGAAGCTGTGTGGCTTTGCTGGTGAGGTCTATTGAGTAGATGCGCATGAAGTCAGCAGTCACAATGCCAGCGTCATAGTGCCAGTCAAAGTTCTTCTTTCTGTAGTACTGGGTGCGCTTGTATTGCTCACCGTAAGTAATAGTGTCGAATGCCCCTGCTACCCACTCAGACGCTGCCTGAAGAGCTTCTACTGGATACTTAGACACTTGGTCTGGGAGTACGCCTTTTTGAGCGTAGAAAAGGTTTAGTGTCCTTGCATTAGCAACAGCACTGTTATCTGTATCCATCGTCATATAGATGAGCGAGGTCCTAAAACCACTCTTAATGGGTACAGATACTCCCGCCACATCAACTGTGACGGGAGCACCCTTGATAACCGAGTCTAGAAACATTGGTTACTCATCCATGCTGGAGTTCTCTTGGGTAATCAGTTCAGATACCTTGGACACAGCGTCGCTGGCTGAATAGACCTCTGTCAGAATCGAGATAATCTTCATCAAGCGGTAGATGTTGAGACGATTCGCCTTGCCAATAAGCTCCTCTGCAGCTTCCTCACCAAGGGCAAAAGCAACGATATTGTGTGCTTCTTCTGCAAGGGTAGTGAGGTTGTCCATTACCTCATCATTGCTGAGTCCTGTAAAAGATGACAGACGCTTTGCCCATGAGTTGGCTTCTACAACAAAGGTGATGTTGCCTAGATCTACGTCATAGGTCTTGCCCTCAATCTTCACCTTTGCTGTAGGTGCGCCATCAAGCTTGTAGTTCTTCAGTGCCATAAGTGTTCCTCTCTATGGGTTTACCTTGTGGATATCTTGTGTCACGGGTAACGCCAACAAAAAAAGCACCCAGCATATGCCAGGTGCTTCCCCAGAGAGGAGAGGAATGGGGACTATGTCTATACAGCTTTGGTAAATGCTGCAGTGTCATAGTTGAAGGTGCCGTACTCGTACTCATCGGTGATTGCGACCTTAAAGGCAATCTTGATAGGTGCAATATCAGAGCCAGAGAATGGCGAAACATTCAGCGTTGCCTTTGCATGCTTAGCAACGAGCGCGGTCTTCTCACAAGCCTTACCTGCCTTGAAGTCATAACCGCAAGTGCGGACATACTCAACAGGTACGTCTAGAACATCCTCATAGCTTGCAAGAATCTTCTGGATTCCACCAGGACCCATTGCATCGACCTCGAAGCTGAAAGTATCAGTCTTGCCCAAGTTGTACTTAGGTTGGGTCTTACGGTCAATGTAAGTTGGCTCATAGGACTTAGCTTCACGCTCTGGGTCTGCCTTGGTGGTCTCGGTGACACGGATGAAGCTAGTCTGTCCGGGGAACTTAATCCAGTGCTGAATCTCATAGATAGAGACAGGTGTACGCTGTATCTCTGTTGGCTGTACGACAGCTGGTGATTCTGGCATAGTACTTCCTTTCTTTAAGGGTTAAACCCTGTACTTGATTTGGGCGATAAGCTGGTAGGTTGCGACTCCATCCTCACCAACACTGAAGGGAGATGGCAGTGTGGTGACATCATGGGCATATACAACAACGCCCTCTGGTGCACCACCGTCTTCAATGGCAGCTTGGACTTTACGCAGCATGGCAAGACCGTCAATGCGCTCCTGCTCGTCTAGTGGGCGTGTCTGCAGATACACCTCATAAGGGAATTGCTTAATACCGCCACCAGAACAGTAATGAAGCACCCAAGGCTCACCCGGAGCAGCCTTAAGCATTGCTTGTGCAGCTCCAGTACCGTTGGGGAACTGACCATACTCAACAGGAATACCTGTGAGAATGTCTTTCAACCAGTCAGTAACGCTTTGAGCGATGTCTACCATGCTCCTCCAACTTTCTCTCCAAGAACTTTTGCGAACATTTGCTGCCATGCATTACCTCTTACACCTGCGCAGCGGTCATACCAGTGGTCACAGGCATTAGGGGCGTGCAAGGCATTCTGAAGCGTGTTGTGGTTGTGCGTTGAGTAGTACTGAACACGTGCATAAGCTGCTGCGTCTCCTGCGCCCCACTCAACGTAAGCAGCATTACCAGATTGACGGGTAGTGCCAGAGCCTTGCAGGGCTCCTGAGTCATAAGGAACATAAGTCTTACAGTCAGCAAGTACGTTTTCAGCAACAATTCCAAGGGCAGCTTCTACAGCGTTTGAGACCTTGTCTTTGCAACGCTCAACATCAATGTCAACCACACGCATTCTCATCTGGCTTCTACCTCCACATGATGTGTCTCGTGGTGAGTGGAATAAGGGTTTACAGAGCGCACCATACGCGCTTCTGATACTGGCTTCTCGTCAGAGCTAATGCCACGAATAACGAAGTCACCAGCCTTGAGACCCGGGTCTCTGAAGAACCACACTTTAAGTACATTGGCGTTTTGTGGTCCAACGGTTGAAGCGGTATTAGCAAGCTTCTCTTCAACGTGTACGCCTTGATAGATAGATCGCGTAAACCCCTTATCCTGCTTGTGCCAGACGGTGACAGTATCCCAGGCAATCATTGGATACCCCTCCAAAGAAGACCTGTGCCAACTAAGAAGGGATATACGCAGGAGAGGTCAGAGACGCTTGCTTGAGCGTCTGTGTAGGTGTAGGACACGCTACCTACGCTCTCACTCTTAACCATTCCACGAGTGTCTTTGCCAGCTACTCTGTCGCATAGTGCACAGAGGGCAAGAAGCCACTTCTCGCTGTACTTCTCAGGGACCTCTTCACCAGTCATCGAGACAAGCAGTGCTTGAGCCTTG